AGTCAACCAACCTAGGTCTCGGACTGAGTATTCTGTTTCCATCTTTGGAGCCTGTTGTACTGCCTTGCTTAGAGCAAGTTTGTGGAAGAACAAGTTACGACCCGTAGTGTCGGTGACGACAGTGTTAGAGTGGTAGATGTCCATACCATAGACAGAACCTACTAGACCATCTGTACCGTCAACAGCTTTACCTGTTTTGCCAGTTTGGTCATATGCAGTATATTTGTTAACACCAAGCAAATCAGCTTTTGTGTTATTACCGATAACGCCACGGATACCAGCACCAGTTGTTGGTGTGTATGTAGCGTCAAAGGCAGTAACCAAGCCAATCATATCGGCATCATCGACAGCAGCACCACCAGCGACTGTTGAACCTACTGAGGCGTATAGCCCCATTAAGTCAGCGTCGATTTGGCGAGCCAGGCTTTCAGTCATTCTCTCGAAGAAAGCAGCCTTTAGGTCGTAGTTAGATTGAACTTTAGCAATATCCTCAATAAGGACACCTACATAGTAGTGCTTGTCGATGTTGAATGAGATTGCAGTTCCATCTGGAGAGTCGAACGTAAGTTGCGTAGAAGCACTTTTCGCACGAGCGTCAACAGCAGCAGTGAAAGGTACACGAAGTATATCCCCACCACCAGCAACTAGACCTGAGCGGTCCTGTACTAATTTAGCGATTTGTAGTTTTTTATCGAATGGTTGAGCAATCTCTCGTGTCCAGACTTCTTGTATATATTGAGCAGTCTGAGCAATTGATTTTGTTACATTCGAGGCGGTTGTTGGAGCAGCCATGATTGTTTTTTCCTTTTTATATTTATCTTGATTTATCTACACATTATCGTCTGTTAGTAGACAAGCCAAGTTTCTTACCGTAAGCCTCTAGTTCTTCATCACTCATGGTCGAAACGTCTTGGTTAAGATTCAATCGTTTAGAGGAACTACCGTCTGGTCGTAATCCTGTTGCAGCGGCTTGTTTGGCAACATTCTTCACAGACTTTTCTATCTTTTGTCCAGCTATCTCGTTACCGAGTTCCCAGACGCTATCTATAAACTCTGCATACCTAATGTTGTTGTTGGCTACTCGACCAGTATTGGTGTCGTAACCTGACATATTTAAGTACCATTGGTTAAGTGCATCTGATAGAGCTGGATTAAACTTCTCTTTATCATCTGGATTAAGTTCTGGATGTTTATCCATTACTTTCGGAGCATCAATTTCTAGTCTAGTAGTAAATTGAATTGACTTGGCTTCCTCAAGCCCCTCTCGGTATGCTTGGTTGCCATAGGCTTGCCTATCTTCATCTAACTTAGTGATTACTTCTTGGTCGGCATCTAGTGTCTGACCGTAATCAAGTCCGTTAAACTTTGGTAGTGGGTTATCTGTCCTCGATTCACGCATCTTCTCTATCAGTTTCTGAATACGTAATGATTCTCGTCTGGAAGGTGGTCGTTCTTCTACAGGTTCCTCAACAACTTCTTCTGGTTCTTCAGGTGTCTCTGGTTCAGCTACCTCTTCAGGTGCTTCCTCTACTGTTTCCTGAACTTCCTCGATAGGTTGTTCTGCCTCGTTATTAAGTTGCTCTTCTTGGATTTCTTCGTCCATCACTGTCTCCTACTGCCCTCGTTCGCTTTCGCAGGTTCTTGGCGACACCTTTAGTTTTTATTTGTTACAGCCCCCGTTCTCCTTACGGAAAGGTACGGGCGACACCTTCTACAAATAGAATATCATATTATGAATCTTTGTATATATCTTTCAGTATAGGATGACCTTTTTCGTCTACCCCTACCATAATCTTATCTGTAGGTATTAGTTGTACTAACTGACCATACTCTGTATCACATATCAACCTATTACCTGATTGTCTCCAGTTCTTGGGATTGACTGGTTTAAGGTTCTCACTAAGTGGATGCTCAAAACTATCCTCACCGTGGGTATCAGAAGTGGGTTCAGCTACACCTAATCTCTCGTAGAACTTTCTATCCTTGTCGCTTAGTGGCATCTTTAACTGCCTCCCCAGCAGATTCGTAGGAACTTAGAATAGCCTTTAATTCACCTATAATAGAGTTGGCTACCCTCCAGTCCTCGGCAAGCGGTCGTCCCAGTGGAACAGGTGTACCGTCAGGCAAACACTTCTGGAAAAACTCAATCCTAGACTCGATGTATTCTTTTAACTTCTTAAACTCGGTTGTTCTGGAAAACTTAGCCATACTCTTTTCAGTGGTTAAATCCTCTTCTTGGACATGAGTAACGGGCATATCCATACCGTACTCGTTACCGATTATTCCGTTTTGCGCCCCCATAATTCACCTCCTTATAATTGGTCTATATGCTGTGCTGCTGCACTAGCTAGTGGGTCCTTAAACATCTGTCCACCTACGAAAGATGGTTGTGGTGGCTGGTCCTGCTGCATAGCCTGTGCTTCTAACTGTTGGGTCTGCATCATCATCTCTTGCTCTTGCTTCTGGGCTTCCTGTTGAGCCTGGAACTCCTGTGGTGATGGTGCGTCTTCGTTTACTTTAACGAACTTAGCAGCGTTAGGTATCTCTGTTAGAGCACCGAAACTCTTAGCAATCTCCTGAGGTTGGATGTCATAGCGTTGGTCGTCCTTAAACATATTCTGGAACTTACCTAAGTTATTCAGGTATCGTTCTAGTTCAGCTAATTGAGCGTCTTTATTGGTCTTAGATGTAGAACCTGGCTTAATGTTGAAGCGGTACTCTACACCCTTTAGGACTTCTGGTTTAATCGTCAATTTACCACCAGTTTCAGTCTGGTTTACTTCAAAGTTACTGAATAGGTCAACGATGTCAATCAAACCAGCGTCTTTTATAGCCTCGATGTCCTTACTAAACAGGGCAACAGGTATATCTTCGGTCCCAATGTTGACTACTAGGGACATGAAGCCATCTGTTAAATCTTCTATGGCACTTTCGAGGTATTGCCTCTCTTGTCCGTCCCTAGTAGCCTCTTTATCACTGTACAAGTTAATTGCGGCAGGTGTTTTTCCTTGTGACGGGTTCAAAGTCTCGGCTCCTGGCATAGAAGCGTTCTGAGTGCCGAATAACGACAGTAATGAACCTGTTAAGTTGGATTGAACAGCCTGGAATGTACTTAAACCAGCGTTAGATGTCTCCATTCTACGGATAGAACCAGGAATGGTCTCTAACATGACTGCACCTTCACGGTAATCAAGGGTGTGTTTAACTACACCGTTGGCATTGGCGATAATTGGTGGGATAAGGTTCATCTTAATGCCCTTAAAGTAGAAGTTGACCAATCCATCACGAGCAAATTGTAGTGGTTTAGCCCTCTGGAAGTCACCTAGACCGTAGAATGAGTCAAATAGTGGCTGAGAATACTTAACAACGAACGGAATACGCCCATTTTTGTGTGGATTCTTCAGTCGTCGTATCTCTGCGAAGCCATCATCTGGCGTAAATGATACCCATTCGCCATCTGGACCACTTTCGTAGCGTGTAGCGACACAAATACCCTTCTTAACACCGTTAGGAACCCTATCTCGGGCAATTTTAGTGTCTTGGTCAGCATCATTATCGGTTACACGGTGCTCGGCTTGCTCTAATAGTTCTTTAATAGCCTCTCGGTTCCAGCCATCACCTTCAGTTTCGTTCTCGATAATGTTTTCTAGGGCTTCTTCGTTCAACCATGTAAGGGCTGTAGCGTAGTCCATGTCATTGACAGATACTTTACCCTGTTGTGGAACAAAGTTTCGAGGGTTCCATAGCCAGCAATCAGGTCCAATATAGCCTGTAGCAGCGATATTCCAGTCGTAGAACATTGGCATATAGCCGTAAACGCTCGAATATAGTTGCCATAGGCGTAGTTTAGTGTCTAATCGGTGTTGAGAGTTAGCATTTGGGAAAATCCACTTCTGTCGTAGAATGTCCATGAAGGCTGCTTTACCTTGGTCGGCTTTAGCAACTGATTCTGTCACTCCCTCTGGTAGTTTTCCTACTACACGGGCAGCCCTCTCTATTGCTAGGGTGGCTGTGTAAGAGTCTGTAATCTTACTCCCGCTAGTAGAACCAGATACGGAGTCGTAAACATCACCTATAAGCATAGCCTCGTAATCGTCAAAGGTGTTTACATACTTACGGTGTATGTCCCAATCAGATATATAATCCCTTTTGTACTCGCACTCGTATGAACTTTTCTTTTCTTTATCTTTCATTTTTGTTTCCTTGTTTTATGTAGCCATTGTAGCACTTTCTATAGCCCATAGGAATTAAGTTCCTTTAACATACTACTTTTTGGCATTTTATCGTCCTTTTGTAGTCCATATTTCAAATGAAGTACCAGATAACGTAAAGCATCTGGTCCGTGGTCGTCTTCCTTCATTGGCAGTTCTGATGGGTTACGGTCAAGTTTTTCTTCTGGGTATTTATACGACTCTATCTCACGGATGATATTTTTACAGACTGAACTGAAGAATATGGTTGGTTTAGGATTTCCGACTAATTGAATACGAGGCTTTAACTTGGTCCTGATTAAATCTATACCGTGGATAATCGAGTCACCCCTTTTGACAACGGGGGTAATAGGGAAGTCTTTACTCATAGTCTCAATAGCGTCCTTCGCCTGAGAGTCACCTACCATTAAGACTAAACGGTTCTCACCTATCACGGTCTTGAAGCGTGGAATCAAGTCTTTCAATATCTCTTCCTTTCCATACACCTCATCCACAACGTACCAGTTCTGGTCCTTGTCTATTCCTACTAATAGGAAAGCAGTCGTATGGTAGCCGAAGTCAATTCCTGCATAATAAGTAAGTTCCTGAGGGATGTCAGCTGGTTTAATAATGTGTATATCTCTGTTGAAGCCTGGATAAACTGCACCCTGTACAGAACGAAACTCTAACTCGTACTCCTGCATAAATGTCGAGAGGGTTCCCTTACGCTCTGCATCCTTTTTGGCACGGTCAATATGTTCTTTACTCACGTAGGGTGAATCTCGCCAAGTCGCCTTCTGATAGAACCATTCCTCTTGTTCCTGAGCGTCCATGTTCAAATCGTAGAAGTGGTTGTAGCCACGGGGGGTACCCATGAAAATAGCCCAACCATTAGTAGTGGTGAACATCGGCTCATACACTGAAGTCCAGTAATCGGGGTTTTGGTCGGCATACTCATCAAATATAATACCTTTAGCCTTAAAACCACGGTGCATTTCTGCCTGGTCTGAACCTAGGAGTTTAATCCTACTACGGGGCTGGCTCTCGTCGTGATTGACGATGAACTTCTTACCACTAGGAAGAATAATCTCTGTGTCTTTAATATAGTTAAGTGTTACCTCAAGTTCCTGCTCATTTGTCTTGTAGATTAAAGCCTTAGGAATCAAGGGTATGTACTGCTTCCAAACAACGTCGTGTGCCTGGCGGTAAGTCTTGAAGACCACACAGTACAATCCTTGACTCATAAGAGCGCTTAACCAGATATGATTAGTAGCAAAAAAGGTCTTACCTGACTGACGACCCCAAAACAAGACACCACGCTTAAAACCATCTTCCATGAAGGCTTTATGGGCTTCTGCCTGTTTTTTATTCGCCACATACGAGGGCATATTACAACTTCTTTGTCAGGTCTTCAAATGGTATCCTTGAAGCGTCTACTGAACTTACTTCAAAGAAATCAACTAATCTGTTACCGATAACAGCCTGTTTACGGACTTTGTTATCCTGTGGTCGTGGAGGGTAGAAACCACCCATTAACCAGTCACGCATACGAATATATCGCATCTCATTTAGGAAGTCCCGTTCGTTAGTCTGGTCTACTTCAATACCGTTCTCCCTAGCAACTACTAAAGCAGCCTCTGGGTCTTCGTGTAGGATAAGTTTAGACACGACATACCGTTTATTATTCTTCTCACCATTCTCGTCTTCACCGATTAAATGAAGTGATAGGGTGAACTTAGGCTCACGCATATTCAATCCATCTAACGTAGTGTAGGTGGTGGAGCCAATCTCAAAGGCTAACTCGTAGTTCTCCTTAAAGGCAAACTTCCTCAACTTAGGCTCATCTGATAGTCTCTCACAAGGGTTATCATAGTTGGCTGGGTCAATAATATACCTATCAGTCCTACCGATTAAACGATTCCCCTGTACTTGTGTCTGTTGCTGGGGGTGTAAGGCTTGCTTTAGAAGCATATCCTTCAACTCATTTATTTGTCTCTGTAGTTCAGCTTTATCATCTATTGCTGAAAGAGCGGCTTGCTCGGTTACTTTTGGTTCTGCTGGTTCAGGAACTGCGACATCTTCCTTAACCTCTTTTGCCTTTTTAGCAGCGTGGTAGGCTTGCATTCTAGCCCGTGCTTTATCTTTGTTTTCTTGGCTCATAGCCATAAGGTTTACCCTCCTATTAGTTAATAGTGTTTGTTTCTGGGTATTTGTTTCCCTCAAAATACCACTAACGGTTTATAATGTCAACGTCTTTTTTTGAAAGTCGCCTGAAGGTCATCTAGGTATATTGTGTCCCCCACTTTGACTCTCTTACCACCAAAATAAATTAGAACTGATTTAGAGCAGAACAAAATCCTGATAGCTGTCTCTAACCTGTACGTGAAGTTTAATATAGCCTGGTTCATTCGTCCTCCCCTTTCATGTCGCCTGTTAATGTATTGACCCAGCACGCCTGTCCCATGTCCCATACCCAATGTTTACATGGTTTCTTCAACCTGCAACAAGGAAGCATCTGTGGTTTGTACACACCTTTTACTTCATCCCACTCTTCCGCTTGCGGAACCGAGTTTTTTTCTGAGGAGAGCATGTACTTAACCTGCCCTGCTATTGTTCTACCGCCACTATTAGCCTCGTTGCGTAACAAAAGGTATACCTCGTCAGTCAACTTGATTATTTTGCTCACCTCTGTTTGCTCCTTTTTATATAATTAGTAGGTATACCTTTTAGTATACTTGAGTATACCCGAATGTCAATAGTGCTGGGATATTTTAGAGACACCTGAAGATACTATCACTTCGTTATTTATATATCTATTCGGGGGAGTAGCTATGAAACGCAACATGTATGGGGGGTACCCCTGTTAATAATGTAATCTAACCCTCTTGCTCTTTTCAAGCACCCCTGTTGGCTAACGTCGCACAAGATAGCTTGTCAGACATTAAACTGAACTGTAAAGACGGGTTGTAACTCATCTTTTGCTCTTGCGTGGCTTACAGAGCCTCTGGTGAGGTCGTACTACTGTTAGCAGAGCCACTTAAGTCTATATTCAATGTGATAGCTGTACTACTGGTCTCTATCTGTTGGACTGCTTTACCGTGTACGTGGTC